CAAAACATTATCGGCAAAATTGGTGGCACCCTGGTAGGCATCAGGGCCAGACTTGCGCCAGTCGGCCCGGTACTTAATGGCGAAGGTATTGACAATATCCTCGGAACAACTGCGCCGAACCGATACCGAATTGCGAATAATCTCATTCTTGATGATAGAATGCCCAGCTGCCTGGGCCAGTTGCCGAACCAATAACCGGGCCTCGCCAGCCGGGGTGACAAGAAAACGGCTGCGGCATTGCAGACCAAGGCGGGTGAATAACTCGCTGGCCTGAATAGGTTGGTTTAGCAGCAGGGCAAAGGCGTAGCTGTTGGCGGCATAGAAGGTGTCAGCGGTGGCGAAACTGTCGCCGATATCAGCCGAGGGAAATCCGCAGTAATTGGTGAGCAGATGGGTGATCACATGACCGGGCCTGGTGATCAGGGCGTTGGCGGTGCCGGTGATGTCACCCCCGGCGTTGTCCTTCCAGCCGTCAAAATTGGCGGTTACGCCCGATCCAATTTCAACCTCGGCCACCGAGTTGCCGGAAAGGTTACAGGCACCGGAGCGGGTGACGGTGCCACCAGGGGAGGCGACGGCTTTATTTGAGGCGCGGGTGACGCTTGACGGGAGGGCTGTTGCTACACCTGTAGCCGGGGAGTTTCCCGAATTTAGCGAGTGTACCTCCAACCACATTTCGTAAACATTTGTATCCGGTGACGCAGAGCCTAGTAATAATTGGAGATATGCAGGGACACTGGTGCCGATATAAAACTTTTGGGTAACAATTACATTAGAGGTATCAATGGCATTTCCAGAAACGGTGCCGCCTGTTGCCGATAATGTTTTGTGGGTGATACAGGCATAAACTGCCGATGGGGTAGCGCCTACATAAGTAGAAAAATTAACTTGGCAGTACATCCCTGACACACTGCCTGAGACAGCACACCTAGCAAAAGTTACACTGGATTGGTCACATATATTTGCCGCAGCACCAGTCCAATATGACCCCACTAAACTCGCGGAAGTAGGTATCAGCGTCGCCATCGCCGGACTGGCATGATAATGATCTCCGGTATCTACCCCCACCGCATTGAACAGCGCCATGGTATCGCTGATGGTGATGTTGGCAGTTCCGAAGATGGTGGCCACGGCGGCGGTGGCATCGGAGCTGGCCATGCCATTGTCCACAAGTAGCGCAGCGGCGGCGGTGCGGGTGATATTGGAGGGCAGGGTGGCGACTGCCTGATCGTCGTACCCGGCCAACTCGCTGCCGGTTTGGCCGGTGTAGAAGGTGGACGAGGCGGTGACTTTAAAGCCGCTCACATAGAGGTCGGTGATTGATTTAACCGGGTGGCTGGCCAGTTGGTAAACATAGGTGGAGTACCGCTGATACACACCAGCCCCGGCAGTATGGGCGGCGGCAACGGTGCCGGAATAACCCCTGGTGCAGCCGGTTAAGCTGGAGCCGCTCTTGCCGGTGTAACTGACATATTCATCGCCGATACCGATATTGCCAGAAGCCGGAAAATTAGAGGCATCAACCAGGACAATGGTGGTTGAGCCACTGGTGATGGAGGTGTTTAAGCAATCAACCGCGCCAGCCGCCACCGCCCGCACCGGCACATTGCTTAACGAGCCGTAGCAGATATTGGCCATGGCGCCAACGTCTTCCGGGTCACAGGCCGGATAGGAGGTTCCAGACAGCAGGAGGTCGGTGCCGATTACCCGGTTGTATTTCTGCCAGATGCCCCGCACGGTCAACCGGTATTCCAACTCATCATAATCAGGCTGGCCGGTGACCACGCCCTTGAACATCAACTCCTTATCGGCCAGATCAAGTCCCTCAAACCACTGGTAGAGCGTGACTTCGACGCCTTCGATTGGATTGGAGATGGTGGAATTGCCCGAGAAGCGCGGTGTGGTGGAATTGATAATGGTCAAGGATAGGTCGGAAGTCTCAAAACTGCCGATGATTGACCGGCTCGGCCCCTGATCGGCGGCGGTGTCGATAAATCCCCAGGACTTGATCAGGGGCAGGTAGCCGGTGACCGGCTGGTCGGAGAGCAGCACTGGCGTGGTAAAGCCAAAATGCACCAGATTGCGGGGCGCCGAGCTGCGCTTGTTCTTCTCGGCTATAAAGTTGGCGTTGAACGTCCTCATAGTTCCTCGCGCAACTGGATGGTGCCGGAAAAAAAATTCTGGGCGCTCTGCCGGATGGGATAGCGCAGATCAAGCCAGCGCACCGTGTGATCCGCCCCGGCCTCGTCGGTAAAGGTAAAGGCGTTCTTAGGGCCAACTGCCACCGTGGAGTGGAAAGAGCGGAGGGCGGCATCGTCGGCGGCGTTCAGCTTTTCAAAGACCAGTTCAAAGACCTGCTCGGCAACCCCCTTGTCGTAGGCGTACATCTGACCACCTTCTGACTGCTCGGTGGGGACATTAACCGTGATACCATCAGACACCGGGAAGACCCGGAAACAAGAGGCCGTCCAGGAGGTGGCACCGGATGTGAAAATTACTTTAGACATTAGCGCCCGCCCTTTTCAAAGCGGGGATCATGACATCTCTCGCCCACATATCCACCTCGTTTCGGCCAGGTAAAGTGCCGCCGTTACTGCCACCCTGCATCTGTACGGTTATGCCGCCGTTGATCGTAACCCCTCTGGCCCCGCCGTTGCGGTTTTCTGCGGCGGTGATGATCGCTTCGCCCTGGTGGATAATGGCCGGGCCGGTCTTCGGCACCCAATCGGTGCCAACTGCGTAAGAGGGCATGGACGGACTGCCGGAATAAACGTCATTGTGATAGGTGGTGATGGTAATAGGTCGTTCGGCGTTTTTACGTAAGAGATCCACCATGGCACTGATGCTGTTAATGGTGATGGTGGCGTCATCCTGGGCGGTGACTTTAAAGGCGGTATCCATTGCGGCAATGGTTTCGTCCAGCTCAACCAGGGTGCCTTGCAGCCAGACCACTTTGTTGTTGGCCTCGATGGCGCTGGCGCTTAGAACCTCACCCCATTTCGCAGCGGCGACTGCCTGTTTCTCCTGGGCGGTTTGCAGTTCGGCCAGGGTGGTTTTCTGGGTGTCCCAGGCGGCCTGTATATCTTTTTGGGCCTGGGCAAAAACAGACTCACCGGAAATTCCGCCGGTAAAACGGTTGCCAGTGTCAACCCCCCCCTGGTACTCCAAGGCAAGATCGTGGACGGCTTTCTTGTAATTTTCCAGGGCGGTGATCTTGTCCTGGCCGGTGAGGCGGCTGGTGCTTTCAAGCTGCTGGGCGAGTTCCGCGCGGCTCAGATTATATTGATCTTTACCCGCCATCGGAGACCCGCCCACATCGGCCAGCATGGTATCGGTGCTGCGCCGGGTGTTATAGCGCTGGGCAATCAGGTCGTTGATTGACTTGATCGAGTTGTATTCAAGGTCGTGGTTTTCTTTGATCTTGGCTTGGAGGTCGGCGGAATATTTGGCCCACTCGGTGATTTTCGAGGCGGTAATCTTGCGGGTTGATTCCAGTTCAGCGGTTTCAATTTTACCAAGGGAAAGGAGGCGATAAACTTCGATATCATAAAGACTTCGCAGATCGCCGTTGGCCTTGCCAACTCTGTCGCTTATTTCCTGATTAAGGAGATATTTCTTGTATTCGTAATCGTCCAGGGCCAATTTGCGGACCTTGTCGGAAAGTTCTTTAGTGGCCTTCAAGGTTTCTTCTGAGGGCTTGATTTCGGCAGCAGTTACGGCCGAGGACGGTTTGGCAATAGGGTGGCTTAATTCCAGGCGCAGCTTATAAATTTTATCTTGTAGCTCGGTTACGTAATCAGAACCGACCCCAAAGGTCTTTATGGCCCGCTTTAGCTCGGCGTCGGTGTCGGTAAGCTGGTCAAAAAGAGATTTACCGGCCCCGGTGGACATACTTCGGTTACCGGCCAGGGCATCGGTGATGGCGTTTATATGCACTGCGAAATCTTGATACTTATCGATCAGTGACATGGGGTTAAGCATGTTTAGGGAACTTTTCCCGACGATCCCAGCGCCACCAGCGATGTCACCAAAGATTCCCGGCAATGGTTTATTAAGCAAATCAATGGCTTTAGAGAGGCCGATGATCCCCGAGGCCAGTTGAGCTGTGGCGCTATTAGCCTCGTTGGTGCCGGAAATCATTTTGCCCAAGGAGTTATTGATCACCACCAGTGACTGACCGACCGTGACGCCCATCTGGTCAAACTCTTTGGAAATCTTCCCGGACTGGCCCTGCAGGGCGCCGAAAACCTTGTCGGCGGTCAACTCTCCGGCGGCGCCCATTTCCCGGAGCTTACCGATGGAGACGCCGAGTCCGTCCGCGATGGCCTTGGCCAGGCGTGGGGAATTTTCTAAAACTGAGCGCAGTTCATCTCCAGCCAACCGTCCAGAGCTAAGGCCTTGGCTTAACTGAATGGCCGAGGCGGCGGCCTCTGCCGTGGATGCCCCGGATACCACCATAGCCTGATTAATGGCTTGGACTACAACGAGCGTTTCGCCCTGGGTTTTCCCGAGCTGTTCGGTGGATCTGGCAACCCTGGCGTACATTGTAGCAGTAGCCGCATAATCGGCGCGGGTGGCCTGGCTGATGCGGAAAAGGTCTTGCTGGAGGGCGGCCAGTTGTTCAGCGGAATTGGTGACCAGACGCAACCGACCATTCACCAGTGTCCAGTTGTCGGCAATCTGGAGGGTCTGTTTGGCCATGTAACCAAAGGCCACCCCACCTATCATTTGGTTGATATTGCCGAGAGAGGAACCTACCCCCTCAAAAGACTTGCTGATCTGCTGGCCCGATGACTTGGCGGCACCCTCAATGTTGCGGAAACCAGTCACCACCCCCTTGTCGTTCAGGGTGACTTCCAGTTTTATCTGATTGCCGTTGACTGCCATTTCAGCGCCCCATTGTCATCATCGAGATCAGCAAGGCGGGCAGGTCCGCCATTCCATCGGGGAGGGCCTTTTTCAGGTCGCCCAGGTCGTACCATTCTTCCAAGGTCAGATCGTTGGCCCGCAGCGGGTAGCCCGCCTGCTGCAAGTGGTTGATCCGGAGCAGCTTCATGGTGTAGGGGGCGAGGCCCCCGAACTTCTTTTTGTCGCAGTTTTCGCAGGCCCAGGCGAGGTTATCGCCGAACTCTTCCAGGCATTTGGCCTGCTCAGTTTCGTCGCATAACCCCTCCGCCAAGGCGGTGAGGTCGGCGGTTAGTTTTTTGAGGCCAATGCCTCGCTTTTATTGGCTGCAACGGTTGAAGGCATATCAAAGACTATGGCGGCCATAAGTTCGATTAAATCAGCGCCGCCGGCCATTACCTGCTCTTTCCAGTTCTCGGCGTAGTCCGGGTCGGCATTATCGCTGGCGTAGGTTTTGCCGTTCTCATCCTCGAATCCGCCTTTTTTGAAGCCGGTGAGGATCTTTAACCCGAATTCCTGCCGCGCCCGGCTGCGTTCATCCAGCACCTTGTCACCTTCCCGGCGCAGTGAGGCGTTGGCATAGCCCAGGCGCTCTTCGGTGGTAGGATGGCGGAAATACAACTCGATCTGTCCGCCCCCTAAATTATCTTGCAGAGTAAGGGCATTGGTGACGTTTCCGGTCTTTCTGGCCATGGTTTCCTCCTGCTTGGTTAAAGCTGCCGGGCGATTCCCACACCGCCCGGCAGCCGGTGTTTATGCTGCGTAGGTTGCGACCTTGTTCTTGACCTTGACGATGACGCTGCCGTAGGTGGCATGCTCCAACACCTTCAGGTCACCCGCCTCGGCCAGTCGCTTGCCGTCCACACTCAGCGGGGCATTAAGAACCGCGCAGAGGGGGAAGATCATTTCGACCTGATACTTGTGGGGGGTGTCGTAGATGGCGCCCTCGGCCAGGATGCGAACCCCGAAGGTGTCGTTATCCGTCATATTCTGCTGCAAGATGTAATCGCGGAATTCCCGGTTCAGCTTGATGCTCTGCTGCCGACCATCGCGGAAGATCCGATTGGCGTAGGCACCACCGGCGCCAGGGGTGGACTCAACCTGCAGGTTGTTGCTGAGGGTGTGTTCGATGCTGGTGATTTCGCTGGTAAGCTCCCGGCCGCCGGTGAAGGCCGAACCGCCCCAGGTGCCGCCGACAACCACCGTCAACTCGGAAACGCGGAGCGGGGTTTCGGCCACGCGGGCCGGGAAGGTGCCCCACCCAGACTCATCGGGCCGGAATAAAACCTTGTAAGAAACCGGGGCACCCAGGCCACCAGGATCAACAATGGTGATAACTGCCGGGGAGGCGGCGGAAACGGCGGTATATGCAACCTCTGTCCAGACCCCGGTGGTGAGTTCGACCTTGATCGCTTGCACGTTATCAAGCCGCTCTTCGGCAGTTGCCCCGGCTACACCCAAAGCCGCCAGAGTGAGGCTGGTCACATCATCGTCGGCGGTGAGGGTTTCGGAAACCACATCACTGACCACCTGGCCGGTGCCTTTGAGACCTGCGGAGAGCTTGACCCAGGCGCCCTTGGCAAAGGTAGAGGTAACGGTATCGACGGCCAGCGATGAGAAAAGCCGCTTGACGATGGTCTTACCGAAACGCTGGGCGGCGGTCAGGGTGGGCAGAGAGCGGTCGCCATCCAGGTCACCGGCAATGGGGGTGATGGTGTGCTCATAGCCACCCGTACCGGCCCCGGCGGTGCTGACTGCACCCAACCCGTAACCATAAAGCAGGGCAAAGTGCTGCGGCTGGGCCTTCTCAAAGTTGAAGCTGGTGGAGGAGGTTGCGCCCATATCATAGATGGTGTCGGCCTCTTCCTTGCCGGTTAACTCGCTGCCGTTGTCTTCCCGCTTCTGCTCCAGCTGGATGATGGTGCCGGTATCGACCAGCAGGGCGGTGTCGAGAGTTTGGGCGGTGTTGATGGCGGTCTCCATGCTGTTGGCCGAAACCGCCACCTGGTCGTGCATTGCTCGAATTGAATTCATTTTGTGCCTCCTTGGCGGCGGTTTCTAATAATTACGAATTACAAATTACTGATTACGAATTAGTGGTTTTTACGGCTTAACTTGCGCCGATATCGGTGGTGTAGGTCACCGACACGGAAACTTTCAGGCCGGCCAGCACCGTGTCGTGCTGTTCGATGCCTTGCTCCACCTTGTCCACCGTGAGGGTGGCGCCATAGGTGGCGTCGATCTCTTCGTCGTAACTCTGCAGGCAGGCCCGCAGATCCTGCTCGGCATCCATGGCAAACTGGCGGGCCTCGGCAAACTTGCCGTAAAACTCGGCGGCGATCTCGATGGCCAGGCGATGCTCCACCGTATTAAGCGCCCCGCCTTCCTGGTTGGGGGTGCAGCTGGGATCGATCACTCGCAGGCCGGGAGCCTCATCTGCGGTGAGCGGCTCCAACCGCCAGGGGAAAACCTGCTCCCCCAGGTTGGTTAAATAGATATGCTCGGTAGCCGGTTCGCCGTAGCTGACCACATCCAGCTTGGCGATGGTTTTGAGCTTGGCAATAAGCCCATCAAAGATCTTCTGGCGGATGCTGCTCATAGCTTCACCAGATCGAGGATGGAAAAACCGTTGCCATCCGGCTTGATCGAGGCCACCCGGTAATCAACCGCCCGGATGGTTAACTCGCTGCCGGTGCCTTCCGGGCCGCCGACAATGTTCAGGGTGGCGGCTGCGGCGGTACCGCACAGGGCAGTGGGGTTTTCGACCATGGTCGGCATCCCGAACATCTCCACCACCGAGCCAGGCGAGTGGTACTGCACCTGGAGGGTGGTGGCGCCTATGGTGGCATCCTCCCAGAGATCCGGATCGGCCAGCATATCGGCCATGGCATCGGCGAAAGGGTCAGACATGGTATTAATTGCCCTTATTTTCGGCTGCGGCTTTTTTGGCAGCGGCCTTGTCAGCGGCTTCCTTCTCGGCTGCGGCTTTTTTGGCAGCGGCCTTGTCAGCGGCTTCCTTCTCGGCTGCGGCTTTTTCGGCGGCTGCCTTTTCGGAATAGCTCTGTACCTGGGCGGCGGTGGCCTTGTTCATTTCGCAATCGGTCTGGAAGATCTCACCGAGTTTGAATTCGATGGAGTTCTTGATCCGGTAGGTGGCCAGGCCATCGGCGGCGGTTTTCTCCACCAGCTCAAGGTTGTGTTTTCTGGCCCCGGCCTGGTCGGCGGTGAGCCGTACCAATGCCCCTGGGGGTAACCCGGCAGACTTGCCGGTGACTTCGTAACTTTTCATTGCAACTTTCCTCCTGCTATAGTCAAGGGCAACCGGCAGGGCCAATATCCAGGCCCTGCCGGTTTATCCGGATCAGGTCATGGTTACCAGACAAGCGTTCTGCCAGTAGCCGTAGCCGACATTGCGCCAGGTATCGACGCCGTACTCGTGGGCATCGTTATCGAACTCGTAGTCAGATCCTTCAGCTTTGGCTTTGACGACCACTCCGGTCTCTTCCTGGCGGATCAAGGCCTTGACGTTGGAGTCGGTGCGGAATACCGCGATTTTCTCAGTCCAGGTCAGGCGGGGGTTGGCCGCGGAGGTGATGGACAT